CACATTTATTGAACCTAAGGTTCCAGTCGAGTTTCATCACTTGATTTCTACCACTTGCCCGCGCGCCGTTTCCACGAAATCAACACAATGGATCACGCACGAGACTTTGACGTCATTTCGTCCAACGCGACGAACCCGCTTAAGCGGTCGAGGGAGGAGGCGGATTTGGGGACTGCCGGGGAAGCGCCGTGGAGAACTCCGGTGAATGGAGCGACCATTAATGGTGTGTTCAGGATCCGCAAGTTCGACGTGGACTATCTCAACGGGCCGGTCGCGGATGCGGAGGTTGTTATTGCGGGGTTGCCGCGTGTGAAGGAGGTAGTACCGGAGTCCTGTGACGCTTTGCGCGGGATGAAGGTGTTGAATGACGCGGATCATATCACGACCGCTGTCAGCTCCGAGTCGTTGTCAGGGACGGGCAATGGCGGCACAAGGCGACGCAACAGCAGGCGCTCCCGGAAGAACAAGGTCAAGACAACTGCCAAGTCTGGTGGTTCCTTGGACGATTTGAAGGAAATGTTCAAGCACATCACGGTGCACGATGCTCAAGTACGGCTGGGGAAATTCCACGATGAAATCACATTCACTCCCGCGGATCCGGCCGTTCTTGGGTATCTGCAGTCGCCAGAAGGGGAGATTCCGGGTTTCGACCCATCCGAATATTGTTTCATGGAGGCGTCCGGCGGGGTGCAGATGCGCCACTTAAAAATGTACGATGAGGACACCTCCTTGGGCCCGGATTTCTCCCTGCTCGAGGACCCCGAAGCCGGTCGGCGTGCGCTAGAGCATGCCATCGATCACGTTCAAGATTTGCTGCGGCTGCCCAACAAGCTCCCAAGGGTGGACCGTATCCCGTTGGAGGGAATCCGCTATGACAAGTCCAAGTCGTGCGGAGCGCATTACCGGTTGCAGGGGTTCAAGACGCGAGGCGATGTGTGGGAGGTTGCCATGTTTGAGGCAAAGAACGCACTCGTGAAGCTGTGGGACGGGGAGTACGTTGAGCCGAGGCCAACCAGGATGGGGGGCCGAGGCAAACTTGTCAAGATGTCGCAGGAGAGGGCGGTAGCTGAGGGTGTCGCGAAGGGGCGCGCAATCCATATGACGGATACGCGCGATCATATCATTCTCGGGCTCTCAGAGCAGCCCCTGAACGACGCCTGGAAGCCCGACAACTTCCCCATCTCCGTAGGCCGTGGGTGGTTCCACGGCGACGCGACTCGATTTGTCCGGAAGCATGCCGGCGCATCCCGCATTTACTGTTTTGATGCTGAGAAGTTTGACTCCTCCATCATGCCGTGGTTGATTCACATCGCGGTAACCATTATGAGGGAACAGTTCATGGAGGGGCTGCGGCATGATGCCGACATGTATTGGCAGTTTGTGGAGGAGTCGTTGCTCCACTCAATGGTATTCAGGGACGATGGTGTGCTGTTCGAGAAGTATCACGGCACCTCGTCCGGACACAATCACAACTCGCTCGCTCAAAGCATTGTGACGTGCATTCTCGCTTCGTTCAACGTGTTCTACAAGAACCGTGAACTCCCCGTGGCTGTCATAAAGGCCAATTTCACAATAGAGGGGCTCGGTGACGACAATATCACCTGCGAGACTGACGTCCTAGCGGACGAGACCTGTGAAGAGCGTGGCATGAGAACATGGAATGTGTTCGGTGTCTCGTGGTTGGGGGAGAAATCCTTCCAGACAAACACGCTGTGTCAGCCCGTGGTGGATGAAGCTGAATGGGACGAGGAGGGGATGTTCGGCTCTGCTCAGTATCTGGGCAAGTTCTTTCGCGAGGACGTCCTCGAGGTTCCGTCCTTGGGGCAGGTGAAGGTCGTGACGCCGTATCGTCCGCAGGTGGAGACGGTACTGAGGTTGCTGTATCCGGAGGGTATTATGCGTGGTGATGCGCACGGAGATTTCGAAGAAGTCTTCGAACGAGCGCGAGGCGAGCGGTTCGCTGGCCACATACTCGATGGATCCGGTAATCCCAGGACGCGCGCCTGGTTGGACGGCTACTGGCAGTTCTGTCATGATAATCTCCTCGTGATCGAGCTCACCGGGCATCACAGCCTGGAGAAGCGTTTGGCTAGGTTGGGGGTGGAGATTGACGTGGACGATGCGGTCTACGACGACGGGACAGCGGGGTGGCTGCGTCTTGTCAACAGGCGTCGTGATGGTAACTGGGAGTTTCTTCAGATTGTTTGAATGCTTGTAATCCGTGTGTATTTGATTGCTGATGGTCGGACCCCGTGTACATGAACCGGACGAACCATGTGCGGGATGGACCTTTTGGACTCGTCCTCTCGGG